ATTCAAGGCATACAAGGTGTGCAAGGTGTAGTTGGCGCAACAGGTGCTACTGGTATTCAGGGTGATGTTGGCGCAACAGGTCCACAAGGTATTCAAGGTGTTGTTGGTGCAACAGGTGCTACTGGTGTTCAAGGTTTAACAGGACCAACTGGCGCAACTGGCGCAGGTGCAACAGGTGCAACAGGGCCAGCGGGAACCAATGGCGCGGTAGGTGCGACAGGTGCAACAGGACCTGCAGGTGCAACAGGTGCAGGAACAACTGGTGCTACAGGTGCAACAGGTGCAACAGGAACAATTGGCGCAACTGGTGCTACAGGTCCAATCGGTGCAACAGGTGTTGCTGGTCCAACAGGTGCTACTGGTTCAACAGGTGCAACGGGCGCAGATGGTGGCAGTGCCAATTACTACGATTACTTGGCTGATACAACGATCACAACAGGTGCGCCAGCAAACGGCGATATTATTTGGAACAATGCAACACAGATTTCTGCAACACAGATCAACATAAGCCACATCAATTCAGATGGTGTAGATGTTGACATATTCTTAGCTTTAATTAAAACAAACGATATTATTATTGTGCAAGATAAGAACCTGTCTGATAACTTCCAAAAGTTCACAGTATCTGCAACACCAACGATGCAGACAGGTTATATTGAAGTTCCTGTAACGCTCACAACATCAGGTGGAACAGGCACAACTAACTTTGCAAACAATCACGCACTTATCGTGGCAATCGTCTCAACAGGTGTTGTGGGTCCAACTGGACCTGCAGGTGCAACAGGTGCAACAGGTGCAACAGGTGTAACAGGTGCCGTAGGTCCAACAGGTGTCATTGGTGCAACTGGTCCAGTCGGTGCAACAGGAACTGCAGGTGCAGTCGGTGCAACGGGTGTAGTAGGTGCGACAGGGCCAACGGGTGCGACAGGGCCACAAGGTATTCAAGGCGATGTCGGTGCCACTGGCGTTGTCGGTGTAAGCGGGGCAGTTGGTGCAACAGGTGTAGTTGGTGCAACAGGGCCACAAGGTATTCAGGGCGTAGTTGGAGCAACTGGACCTGCAGGTGCCACGGGTGCCACGGGTCCACAAGGGGTGCAAGGCATCCAGGGTGATGTTGGCGTAACAGGTCCAATTGGTGCTACAGGTGTGACAGGTGCAGTTGGTGCAACGGGGGCAAGCGGTGCAACTGGAGCAAGCGGCTCACAAGGATTAACAGGTGCGACTGGTCCAACAGGGGCAACAGGTGCCGCAGGTTCGGATGCAAATGCTTTACCAGGAATACTAATGTTAGGTGGAATGTAATATGGCTACAACTTACAAGGTGCTTGGGCAATCAGCGCCATCTGCTGCAACTGCAACAGATGTCTATACAGTGCCAGGCGCAACCGAGACTGTAATTTCTACAATCAACGCAGTCAACACGCACGCATCAACGGCAGATGTTATTAGAATTGCGGTTAGGCCAAACGCTGCAGTCCTTGCCAATCAACATTATGTAGTCTATGGCTTAAGCCTTTCGGCAGGAGCTACTTTCACCTATACTGCAGGCATCACGGCTGATGCAACAGATGTTGTAACAATTTACTCTACAAATGGCACTACTTCATTCTCTGTATTCGGAAGCGAGATCGCATAATGTCAGTTGCAATTACACCAAACCCAAATGTAGTAGGACCTTCAGGTCCAACAGGGCCTGCAGGTGCTACAGGTTCAACAGGTTCAACAGGTCCTGGTATTTCGGTCACAACTAAGGGCGATTTGCAGTCCTTTTCAACTGTAGCAGCAAGACTTGCAGTTGGTGCAAATAATACAGTCTTAACGGCAGACTCAACCGAAGCAACAGGATTAAAGTGGGTTGCGCCTAGTGCTGGTTCATCAAATGTTGATGGTAAAAACGGCGTGCTTAATTCAAACTTTTCAATTTGGCAGCGCGGAACTTCAATTGCTCAAGCCGCATCGGCAACATACACGGCAGACCGCTGGAACGCATTTCGTACAGGCAGCGTAACTGGCGCAACTATTAGCCGACAAGTAACAAACGACACCACTAATCTTTCATTCATTCAGTATGCAGCGCGGGTTCAAAGAGATTCAGGCAATACCAGCACTGCAAAGATGTTTTTTAGCAATTCTTTTGAATCTGTGAATTCAATTCCTTTCGCTGGAAAAACAGTTGCCGTTTCGTTTTATGCAAGAGCAGGTGCCAATTTTTCATCTGCCTCTAATGCTTTGGGTTTAATCTTTTATTCAGGCACTGGCACAGATCAGCAAAGCAATACAGGCTATACTGGCGCAACTTCTGTTGCTTCGACCACCGCAACATTGACAACCACATGGCAACGCTTTACCGCGACTGGCACAGTTGGTACTTCAGCAACTGAAGTTTCATTAGAGTTCTCCTACACGCCCGTTGGTACTGCTGGCACAAATGATTACTACGAAATAACAGGCGTTCAATTAGAAATTGCCTCTAGTGCAACCGCGTACGCGCCTAATTCATCAACATTTCAAGGAGAGTTGTTCTCCTGTCAGCGTTACTACTATGTAATGGGAAATAATGGAGTCGCTTCAGAAATATTTACATCTAACGGCATCGCAGGCGATGGTGCATATTATGGGCCGACAGTAACAAATCTTTGGTTTCAATTTCCTCAAAAACTGCGAGTTACACCGACTTTCACACAGGCGGGCAATTTTCGCATGGTTCACGGTTCAGCATCAACAGGTGTGGCGATTACAGGGTGGGGCGCTTCAGGTTCTACCTTGAGTCCTGCTTCAGTTTGGACAACGGCAACACTAGCAACAGGTACAGCAGGTGCAGGCAGTAATTTAGGAGCAAATGCAGATGGTACGGCAAGACTAATGTTCAGTGCGGAGCTATAAAATGGAAAAATACACTTACGAAATCCCAATCAACCCAATGACTGAAGAGCCATTTGATAATTTCATCAGAAGGTCGGATGGGGCGATTATTCCAGTTGATGAAGCGAACTCTGACTATCAGGCATACCTAAAGTGGCTTGAGAATCCTGAAGCTGGAATTACACAACCAACAATCTAATTAGATTTGGGGGAATCAATGCGTTTTCATATCGTGGCGTTGCCACACACACAGGTAACAAAAGAGTTTGCAGGGTGCGCATTTACTGAAAAAGTCAGGCGATTCTGCATAATGATGCACGATCTAGGCCACGAGGTATTCCTTTATGCTGGCGATGAAGTCGAAGCACCTGTTACTGAACTGATCACTTGCGTTTCAAAGAAGCAACAAAAGGCAGCACTTGCAGGTGTAGCTCACTACACACAGTTCCCGTTCAATGGGTGGCTTTGGGATTCCTTCAATGCAAAGGCTATTTCTGAAATTGCAGATCGCATTGAGAAGCAAGATTTCATTTGCTTAATCGGTGGCAGCGCACAACAGCCAATTGCCGATGCCTTTCCTGCCCATATTTCGGTGGAGTTTGGCGTTGGCTACGGCGGTGTGTTTGCCAAGTATCGGGTGTTTGAATCCTATGCCTGGATGCACTCAATCTATGCAGGGTGGAAAAACCCAACAACTGCCGATGGCCAGTTCTACGATGCGGTGATTCCTGGTTATTTGGAACCTGAGATGTTCCCACTGGGAGACGGCAAAGGCGATGAAAAGGGTGAGTATTACCTGTTTATTGGTCGGCTTATTGATCGCAAGGGATACAGAATTGCCCAAGAAGTCTGCGAGCGATTAGGCAAGCGGCTCATCTTGGCAGGGCCTGGTGAGCAAAGCGGGTATGGCGAGTTTGTGGGCAGTGTCGGCCCTGAACAACGAGCTAAATTGATGGGTGGAGCAATAGCCACCTTTGCCCCAACACTTTATGTGGAACCTTTTGGCAATGTGGTGATCGAATCACAGGCTTGTGGCACGCCTACAATTACAACTGATTGGGGTGCATTTACAGAGAACAACCCGCCAATGTCAGGCTTTAGATGCCGTACTTTGCGTGAATTTATGCAGGCAGCCGAAGGGGTCAAGTACCTAGATCGAGCTAAAATCCGAAACCGTGCAGTTTCGCTCTATAACCTTGATACTATCGCCCTTCAATACGAGGCTTACTTTCAGCGATTATTAACCCTTTGGGGCGATGGCTGGTATGAAATGGGGGATGATGGAACGCGGTGAAATCTTAGATGAAGCCAAACACCTTACTCACGGTGATCGCAATAAGAATTATGGAAAGCCATTAACAAATCATCAGCGCATTGCTGGTTTATGGTCAATCTATTTAGAACAAGAGATTTCTCCATCTCAAGCTGCGATGTGCCTTGCACTTGTCAAAGTTGCCAGGTTGATTGAATCACCTGATCATCTTGATAGTTTTGTGGATGGCGCTGCATATTTTTCAATTGCTGGCGAAATTGCCACAGATTAAGTTTTAGGCGCGAAAACGCCCCCATAGAAAAACCCCCTGCAGCCGTTCCTGCGGGGGGTTTTTCGTTTCTTTAATTACTTGATGTAATCACGCAATGCTTGAATGATGATTGCGGTGGCGGTGGTGCCTTCATTTCGCGCTTTTTCTAATGCTAACTCCCACAAGTCGGCATCAACGCGGATTGATCGAAGCGGTGTCATAAAACTACGCACTGACTCATTGAACCCCAGCACCAGCCAAGAAACTGCGCCGATGGTGCATCAATGCCAACCCACCAAAGGTTTGCAGAAACCTGCCAAATCAAGATGATGCCAAGTGCAATTGCAACTGCGCGTACGCGCTTGCCACGCTTTGTAATCATCTTAACTCTCCAATTCTTGAATGTGTGCAATGGTCAGGGCAGAGTTAACAATTGCCCTGCGTAGTGATTCCTTCATTACATCAAAATCACCTGATTCACTTGCGGTATTGAGATCACGGCTGATTTGATACATCGTGTCAGCAATATCAATTACCAATTCTTTGTAAGCACCCATTTTAGTTATTCTCCAATTCGCGTTCAATTCGGGATAGTTCCATTGCTGCTTGCAGGTGAAAATTGCGTTCAATTGTGTTTTCATCACGCCAAAGTTCCATCACCTGTTCTAAGTGCCAATTTGTAATTTCTTGAAGTGTCATTATGCAACCTCACTATTCAAACCAAAAATAAAACCGCCACCATTGCCTTCAGCATCTTGGCTGATCTGAATTTGGCCAATTTCTCCATTCTTGAATTTAACTGTAAATGATGGAAAACCATCACCAAAATCTTCTTCATTTTGCATACCATCAAAAGAAAGAATTGTTGCACCTACAAGATCGCCATAATACTTTGCGTAGTATTCGTTAGTAGTCATTATGCAACCACCTTTTGCTTAGTGCAGGTGTAGTTGGTGTTAAACATTATGTAATCCCCAAATTTCTTTAACAGGCATTACATCGCCATAATAATGAATGTGATGAAAAACTGTAACTTTTTTATCATCGCAAATATGACGGCGGCTACCGTGTATTGCGGGTTGAGGATTTACAAAAAGTTTTGAATTAAATTTGCAAGTATCGCACTCAAACGAAAAATAATGTGCAGGTGCAGGTATTACTTTGCTCATATTAGTTACCTGCATTTCTATCACAGGCTGGACATAACATAAATGGTGTTTGATGCCATCCCCAGCGATGCCCATTCAACATTGATTTGTAAAATGAATCTTCAATCTCATTTGGAATTCCTGCATCAAATAGTTCTAGTGCTTCTTTTCTTGCTTCTTCTCTTGTAGTCATTTTGCTATCCGTTCTGTAGGGGCCGTTCCCCAATAAGTAAAAGATACCATCTGTACATACAGGCACCAGCATTTAATAGCTTTTTTTGGTAACGATTTGATAACGCTTTTTGGGCGTGTTAGGGTCAGATCAAGGCGTGAGAACCCGAAAGAATTGGGGAATTGCTAGGGTTTTCACGCCTTGCCCTACACTTGAGGGTATGACCACGCTACTAGCCTTCCAGGGGCCTGATTTTGCCATTCTAGGGGCTGACTCTCAGGTGACTGATGGGGATAAGCGCATCATCTCGCCCAGCACGCCCAAGATCGTAAAGCTAAAGAAGTACCTGCTCGCGGTAAGCGGTGATTGCAGGCCAGGGGATGTTCTCACCTACAACTGGACACCGCCAGCCTACGATGGCACTGATCCTGTGAAGTTTATGGGCAAAAAGATTGTGCCAGCCATCATTGTTGCCTTTCGAGCTAACGGATACGACTTTGACAAAGATGGCGCAAGTTTTGGCTTCTTGATGGCCTTTGCTGGCAATGTCTTTGAAATCGGCGATCAATTAGACATTAGCCAATCGCAAGATGGCCTATATGCAATCGGCTCAGGCTCTGCCTACGCGCTAGGCGCATTGGCGGGGCAACTGCCCAACCTTGCTAACCCTGAATGGGCAACTGATCGGATTCTTGAGGCGCTCGCAATTTCTGCCAAATACGACATAAACACCGCAGCACCTTTTCAGATTGAGGTTCAGCGAGTCTAAGCGTTGCACCGTTTAAGTGTGTGTAGTATGGGCGCACTTACTTTGAACGGAAAGGGAAACTATGTTTTGGTTGGGATTAGTCTGTGTCATTATCGGCGCATTAGCTCTTTATGCAATCATCATTGCAGCATTTGAAATTGGTGAAGGCGAATGAATACAGATCAGTTTAGGAAAGCACGCGAACCGCTATTTTCAATTCATAATCATTCAGACGGTCACATTGCCCTGTATCTTGAGGAACAAGATGCAGTAAAAGATATGCTCGAAGATGTGGTTGGCAATTTTGACTATAAAATGCTGATGGAACTGCAAGGAATTTGTGCAGAATCAGTAAAGGCCGAGGGCCATTTTGATCGGCTAGAAACGGCACGCGAGAATCTAGGCGATGGCGCACCATTGCTTTGCAGTATGACTGAGCAAGAAGCACTAATTTTGGCTGAAGATTTGATTCGTGCAGTTAAGTTTGCACGCATTGGGCGCGAGGCTCAAGGCACCTATCCATCACTCAAGGCGGTTAAATAACTCAATGGCTAACCCAAATGGTCGTAAAGGCTCACAGTTTGAAACCGATGTTATGCGTTGGCTTCGCAGTGCTGGTGCTTTGTGTGAGCGTTTGGTGAAGGCAGGTAAGCACGATGAAGGCGATCTAGTCGCAATCATTGCTGGCAAGCAATACATTCTTGAACTCAAGAATCGTAAAACAATAAGTTTGCCTGAATTTTGGCGTGAAGCCGAAGTTGAGGCAGAAAACTATGCGAAGGCTCGCGGTTTATCCGAAGTGCCATTGCATTACAT